GTATGACGGCTATGCCTGCTTCAGTGAAAGCAGGTCGGCAAACATCTATCACACCGGCTAGGTCCGCGTACTTCGACTTGAAAAAATCGTTTTTCACAGACTTGGTTGGGTTCTGGATAAGACCTTGGGCAACCACCAATGCAGTTGCCAGTTCGTTAATTTGCTCGCTCATCTTCATGCGTATGCTCCTTTAATTTCATAGAAATCTTCAAAATCCTGCTGGGTGCTGTCAAATTTAAATTTGAAATCTGCTGGTATACCAGAGTAGCCCCAGTGATAGTCGATGTAATCGTCACAGATTTGGAATCCGTTGCCAGTTAGATCGTCTAGGCTCCACTCGATCCACTGAAAGAACTCCGGGAACTGCTTGATCAATACGCTTGAAGCAACTTTAATTGCTCTGGAACGAGCCTTTAGGCCTTCGAACCAAACATTTTGATCGTCGTTAGGAATAACTGATTTAACTCTACAAAGATGCTCGTAGTGGCACCACAATGCGTACCAAGGCTCTTGAGTTTCATCATAGTAATAATGACGGCGGTTTAAAATTAATGGCATGTTGTTAACCTCTTAAATTGCTGGAAATCTAACTTTAAATGAAAATTTAACCGAAGAAAAGCTTTTTTTAAAATTAATTCGGTGCTAGGATCCGCTCAGGAGGTGACAAATATGCAATTACCAATCGAAGTTTACATGGAACGGTTTAACAGCAACATTCGGCGAATCAGCCTAGAGTTAGGTGTTGCGGAGCAGAAGATTCGGAATCGGTCAAGAAAAGATGGGTCTGAACTTTTGGTTTCAATCGACGAGGATTTTAAGCTGTTGAAGCTTGAGGTTATTCATCGAGAAGTTTTCGAACGTGCATAAAAAAGCCCCGACAAGGGGGCCTTCTTATGCCCACAAAGGGATGGGCGGAGCGTTATCCAGCAAGGTTAACGATGCCTATTCTAGTTCATCTGCGGACGTAGAGCAACGTACAGTTACTCCTGCATACGCAGACATACCTAGAGTGAGGTCGTAATGTCGAAAAGTAGTCCGTATTTTCCGTTTTATCCGACCGACTGGTTGGACAGTCATCAGATCTTCAATTACACACTTGAGCAGGAAGGTGCTTACATCCGATTGCTGTCAGCAGCGTGGAAGATGGGCGGCGGATTGCCAAACAATGATCGCTGGATTTGTAATGTTTTGCGTTGCAAGCCATCTCAATGGAAGCGGATAAAAGCAGTTTTATTTGCTGAAGATGGTGCCTTTTACCTTGAGAATGAACAGTGGTTTAACCCGCGCTTGAGCGAAGAATTGAAACTTTTTCGACAAAAATCTCAAAAAAATGTTGAGAACGCGAACAAACGGTGGAACTTACCGGATCATTCTGGAACTAAAAAACCTAATAAAATCAACGAAACGACTAATGCGGTCGCATTACGGTCGGAATGCCATACAGATACAGATACAGATACAGAAACAGATAAAGAAAAAGTAAACCAAAAAGAAATTACTGCGCGCATAAATGCGCTCGGCGTTGAAATGGATCTTTGGAATGAATTTTTAGGGATTAGAAAAAAGTTAAAGGCAAACAATTCAACCCGAGGTGTTAACACTTTGTTGAACCGGATTGAAAAGTTTGTATCAAAAGGCCAGTCAGCAACCGCTATGATTGAAGAGGCTAATGCTCAGGGCTGGAAAACCGTGTACGAAGAAAAGGAAGAAAAGCATGTACAACCAACAGCAAGGCAACTACTCGATGACTACTCGTGGGCAGATGGACTCATCGCTCAACCGGGTGAACAAAATATTCGCAATGTTACGGATTACCTACCCGACCTTTCTCAAGAACGAAAACGAGACTGAAACCAAGCGCCTCTGGTTTAGTCACCTTGAAAGCTTCAGCGAGGACAAGATTGACGCGGCTCTGAAGATTATGCCTGATGAGTTTCCGAAGTTTGCTCCGACGATCGGTGAGTTTAAGAAATTGTGCAGAGGACAGGCGTCTGCTGAGAAGCCGCCTCAAGGTCTGCCGATCTGCACAAAGTGCAGGTCATATACGATTACTCAGCGTCACTTTGAGATGTGCGTAGAGAAGTCCATTGAGCCAGAGCGTTACCACCGCAAAGATCCTGACGAGATTCGAGCGCAGCTAAAGGAGTTTTTCAATGGACGATAGGCACGAGGAAATTCGTCAACAGGTGATCAACTTCAATCGCCAGAACCCAGACGTTTGGAAGTTATTTTGTAAATTTACGTTCGAGAGGATAGATCGGGGTTTCAAAAACTACAGTGTTAACGCGATTTTTGAGCGCATTAGGTGGGAAAAAGATGCGGGTGGTGATGGTGTTACCAGTTTCAAACTGAACAACAATTATCGAGCATTTTACGCTAGAGCGTTTATGCGGAAGTACCCCGAGCACGATGGATTCTTTCGGACCCGAGAACAGGTCAGCAAAGAATTACCGCCGGTCAATCTGCCAGAACTGATGCCGTCACACTTTCATTGAGGTATAATCATGAACAATATCAAACATTTACCAATGCCAGACAGGTTAATTGCCGAAGAAGTACACCTAACCATTCACAATGTTGACGAGAAGGATAAGCTTTGGACTCTGTTGAAGCAGATTGATTTCAGCCAAGCGATGGATGTGTGGATTAAACCGCACGAAAGTGACCGATCACTTGATCAGAATAATCTGGTGGGCAAGTGGTACAGAGACGCAGAGGCTCAGGGTGATCAAACTGCCGAGGAGTATCGAGCGTACTGTAAACTGCACTTTGGGGTTCCAATCATGCGGAAAGGTTCGGAACGTTACAAAGAAAAGTATGACCGCTTGTTTAAGGATCGTTACACCTACGAAGAAAAATTGGAGTGGATGCAGGAGCCGGGTGACTATCCGGTAACCAGAGTGATGAGCGTGAAACAGTTTGCTCAGTTTATGGACAAGGTCCGGGAGCATCTTGAGGGGCTTGGATTCCAACTAACCAACACTGACGAAATGTTTCGATGAAAAAATGCAAGATCTGCCGAGAATCATTTGAGCCGCCTCGTTCGCTGCAAAAGGTTTGCAGCATGGCTTGCGCGCTAGAGCTGGCAAAACAAGAACGAGTCAAGAAGGATCGAGCTGCAAGCAGGGAAATGAAAAAACGGGTCCGGGACAAGGATCGAAGTTACTGGGTCAAGAAGGCCCAAGAGGTGTTTAACCAATGGATTCGGCTCCGTGATGACAAACAGCCCTGCATTTCTTGCGGAACCAGAGGCCCATGTCAATTCCATGCGGGGCACTACAAGACCGCCGGTGGTCATCCTGAGCTACGATTTGAACCACTAAACGTACACAAGCAGTGCGCTCAGTGTAATAATTTCAAATCTGGGGCAATTGACCAGTACCGACCAAGGTTGATTTACCGAATTGGGGAAGATAACGTAAAATGGCTGGAGGGGCCTCACCCTCCCGTGAAGTACACCATTGATGACCTGAAGGGGTTAGTCAAAACGTACAGAGCAAAAATCAAAGAGAGTGAACATGAAAGCAATTCCGAAAGCAGAGAAAGAAAAGAAGATTACTGAAGTCCTAGCGCACATGCGTAAAGGAAAAAGCCTAAGACAGTCAACGAAGAAAGCAAATATTGCCAAACAAACTTTTTTGGATTGGGTTGATAAAGATCCAGAATTATCCGGCCAATACGCGCAGGCGAGGGCAGATATGATTGATTGTTTAGCCGATGAAATAATTGAGATTGCAGATGAAAAGTTGACCCCGACAGGAGATGGTAAGGTTGACTCGGCCATGGTTCAGTGGCAGAAGTTGCGGATGGAGGCCCGTAAGTGGGCCCTAAGTAAGATGGCACCCAAAAAATACGGCAACAAGCTTGAGTTGAGCGGTGATGAACATGCTCCCGTTTCAATCCAGAGGATCGAGCGTGTCATCATTAAAGAATAAAATTCTTGAGATCCAGACGCCACAGTGGGCGCTGCCTCTGTTTGAACCCTGCAGATACAAGGGAGCATTCGGGGGTCGAGGCTCAGGCAAGTCGCATATGTTCGCTGAGATGCTAATCGAAGAGCACATCATGAACCCTAACCAGTCATCTGTTTGCGTTCGTGAAATCCAGAAGTCACTGAACCAATCCGTCAAACGACTGCTCGAACTCAAGATCGAAGAGCTGAACGCGGGTGAGTTTTTTGAGGTTCAAGACGCGGTCATTAAGTCACGGCGCGGGAACGGGCGGATTATCTTTCAGGGGATGCAGAACCACACCGCAGACTCAATTAAATCGCTTGAGGGCTACGATCGGGCTTGGGTCGAGGAGGCTCAAAATTTTTCTGAAACCTCGCTCAGTTTACTTCGACCCACGATCAGAAAGCCGGGATCAGAGCTCTGGTTCACTTGGAACCCCAGAAACGAGAACGATCCGGTCAACTGGCTGCTGCGTGGTGACAATCCACCGCCTCAATCCGTCGTTATTGAGGTCAACTTTCAAGACAACCCTTGGTTCCCCGATGTCCTGAAGGACGAGATGGAATACGACAAGCGCCGGGATCCTGACAAATTCCAGCACGTTTGGAAGGGTGCGTATCTGCAAAACAGCCAGTCCCGGGTGTTCAGGAATTGGTGCATTGAGGAGTTTGATGCACCAGATGACGCCGTGTTTAGGCTCGGTGCTGACTGGGGCTTCGCAGTTGACCCAACCGTATTGGTGCGGTGCCATATCTCCGGCAGGAAGCTCTACGTTGACCATGAGGCGTACATGGTGGGTTGCGAGATTACTGACACGCCTGACCTGTTCATGCAGATCCCTGATAGCGAGAAGTGGCCCATCGTGGCTGACTCTGCGCGACCTGAAACGATTAGCCACATGCGGAAGAATGGGTTTCCAAAAATTATGAGCGCGATCAAGGGACCGAAGTCTGTCGAAGAGGGCATTGAGTGGCTGAAGAGTTACGACATTGTGGTTCATCCACGCTGCGTTCACACCATCGACGAGCTGATGCTGTACAGCTACAAAACCGATCCAGCAACGAATCAGGTGCTTCCAATACTTGAGGACA